GGTTTCTAACCAAATCAAAGATCACTCTTTGACGCGGTCTGAGGAGTCGACGACTCCTAGGTCCTAAGGTCTTGCAAATGTCAATGAAATTATCATCGGAAACTTCACGCCACTTCAGGTTGGGAACAACCCAGGTTGAAGTGTAGATTTTTCCGGCAAACTCTGCTATCTGTGTAGATGACAGGGATTTGCTGACACTTACAGGACAGCCCATACGTTCAAGCACTTCTCTATACTTGGTGAATAGGGAGTCATGTAGAATGACAACATCATCACCAAGTACATAGAATTGACCCTGATAAGGCTCATCCAGGAGGTGCCACAAAAGCACCCCATGGGTGAGGGTGAATGCAGCGAAAGAAGGGAACATGCCCAAAGGCTGGCCCTTTCTCCACTGTAACACACCGAGTTGGGAATCCCAATGACCACGACAGAGTGTCTTCCAAAGGTCGACATAATGCCTGTCATCAGGATGCACCAAAGCCCTGACTGTCGCAACCTGTACTTCCAAAGGGAAGTAATCGGTGGCGTTAGACAGGTCAATAGAGTGTACCATCTTCCCCTGATCAAGGGTACTCCGAATGGACGTTGAGGCTTTAGACTGGTCAAAAGTACAGTCCCATGGAAGAGACCGGACAACATCATATAGGTAACTACCAAGAGGTCTTAAAGCTTCCTGGTATATCCTATATGGTGATGCCACATAGCGGAGTTTTCCGCCGGGCTCTTGAATGAAAGCAATTTTCCCCACTTTAGGTGGGAAAGAGGTCTTTGTCACTGGAAAACCAGAGACATCGATCCCTTTGAGCAAAGGCTCGAAAATTGGACTGAACTCTTCACGTAGTTGCTGTGCAGCATGGTTTGAGAAGAAGAGGTTAACATCAGTTAACACATCTTCATCCTGTCCCACGCTTTTCGAACCTAAAACAGGCGCTTTCACAGAAAGACGTCCACTATAGGCAAGAAAAGGAAGGGGCTGACCAAGACGCCTTGAAACGGGCGAATCGGTAGGCAATCCTTCTTTGCACCGCTGAAAGAGTTGAGAAGGCAGGTCACCAATGTCCTTTGGAAGTGCATTGATGGCTGTTAAGAACTTTTCCCTCTGTTGGGGGGAAAGCTCCTTCTTAACCCACATGGTATACAGATTAAAAACCTGGATACCCCTACGGAAGTTCCGGTCTGAACTTAAGGACCACCTGATTATTGATCCCACTGAGCCAGCAAACTCGCCCCGCCGATTCTTGCGAATCCAGGAGCAGGTCTGAAGGCCGGACCGTAAACGGATTAGATCAGTCTTGATAGATTTCAACCTATCAATTGTCCAATCTAACCCGGAGCAACGGACCCACTTAACCACTTCCCTGATGAAGGGATGTGTATATGGGTTTGGGAGTCCAATGGTCTGGAGTCGGTAGAGCATCTTCCCCTGATCTACAATGCTAATTTCTAGCATTACAACTGTTCCTTTCGGATCGTTGAAAGATCAGGAAGGAGACGATCCTCCCTTTAGGCATTCTACAAGCACTCTAAATATGATATCAAAAGTGCGAGCATCGAAAGGTTCGTTAACTAACTCCGGTTGATACTGGAGAAAGGTATCCACCTTTCGCGTAACGATCTCAGGTAGACCCTCGTCGATGAGTTTGTGAAGCTTCATCGAAGCGAAAGCTAACTTCAACTGATCAGGCTCTGACAACATCAGAAGTCTTTTCTCCAAGTCAAGTCCTGGCTTGGGTCGCGAGGTTTTCATGACTTCGTCACTACTCAGTTCGCGCCGAAGACCGGCGAGTTCTTGTTTAATGACCTCTAGTGCGGTCTGAAGGAAGATCAATCTATCGCTACCCACATTAGATACAGCATAAAAGCTGAAATTGTGAGTTGCGGCGAGAAAGGTAAGCTCATGGAGGTTACCTGATCCATCCTCAAACGTACTCAATCACG